ATACCGCTCAGAGCGTCTTGCAGCTTCATCAGGCTTGATGCCCTTCGAAAGCATGTCTCGGTGGCGGGTCACTACTGCACCAGCATCACGTTCTGTCAGCCCGATGGTGTCACGAATCAAGCGGGCAGTATCCCGTGGTGCAATGCCACTCTCGAGACCATCGGCAATCAACATGCGAATCGTCTCACGCGACTTCCTCGTGATGTCTGTCACGAGTTCAGCTGCACGCCGCTCTGCCCACGTTATCGCAGCAGGATTCTTCTTATCGAACGCCATCTTAGGCTTCGAAACGCGGGCCGCTGCAACGACCGTATGAAAGAGGACCGGAGCCATGCTAGGCAAGTTCCTGCTCCATCGTAACGATGACAGGCTCGAGAACCTGCCACGGACTGCCAGCGACAAGCGCCTGTTCTAACGCCTCCAGCGAAACCTTGCGTTTTGCCTGCTTCGCTGCATTCAGTAACAACCTCTCGACTGCTCGTTCATGTCGTGCAGCCACGCGCGAGAGCAGCGATCCTTGAGTGCGCCGCAGTGCAGCAACTCGTTTACGATTCAGCTTACGCGCCAGCGCGATCGATGCAGACAAGGCACGCGGCGAACCCGCAGCCGTCCATGCCGCATACGCATTCAACACCGAACGAGCACGAGACTTGGGCAGCGTGGCTAACGCTTGACGCAACTCACTCACGATCATCCACCTTTGGCGGAATCGGAGGTAGCAAATCCAAAATTGGTTCAGGCGTCTCTTCATCGATGTCCGCCTGTTCCTCTTCGAACAGCACACTCGGTCGCGTCCACTCACCCCATTCGAGGTTATAGTAAAGCGTCTTGTGCGAAATCGCACCGGCTTGCCACGCTGCCACTAGTTTAGCGATATCATCGCTAGTGAGTTCGTCCATCACATCGGGGTTCAATTCAATTCTTGCTTCGGCAGCCACCTTCTCGTCTACACCGTTCCATATCAAATGCCAGTGCAACGCAATGGTCATTGCCTGACTGATCGAACTTGCAAGCACACTCAGTGACGCTCGCTCACTCGAATGCCGCATGCGTAATGATGTAGCCGCTTCCTGCACATTCTTTTGCGTCTCGAGCATACGTGCGCCGAGAGTGGCCATCAGCTGTCGTTTTTCTTCCTTCAACGCAGCAAGAGCACCAAGGCCCGCTCCGCTGAACTCGACCATCCCTGCGGTTGCGCTAGGGTTCGGAAGAATCCACGCAGTGCCAGAACCGATCGCCAGCGTTTCGCCTTGTCCGAGTGTATGCCCAGTGATGTAAGGAGTTGGCAGCGCAGTGAAGTGCGCACCATGCTCCTGGTCGGCACTCGTGCGGTAGTGTGAGAGATTCACATCTACGAGGTCGAGCAGCGGAGGATGTTCGATTACTGGGGAGATGCCGTTCGGCCCAATGAACACGAACGGAATGTAATCAAGCGGTGCCCCACGGTGGGTCGGATAGAATGAAGATGTTAGAATCCATTCGCCTTGCTTGTTCGTGTTCTGCTGATAAATCTTAACGGCATACCTGCCATCTTCAAGCTGTAACACGCGATACTGAAGCACATGCTTGATGACGAACTCGTCCTTGTCATCTTGCACTTCTTCATATTCCGCGAGCACGACAAGTGTAACGCGAGGGGCACCACCAACACCACCACGATCCGTGCGCCAATTGATTATGTTCTCTGCAAGATACGCACACCAATACGGGCGCGAGCCTCCTGCGTCTGACATGTCGATCAATGCTCCAACGCGCCCGGTAACTAACAACTCCTGCCCAAGCAATAAGCCAAACTGTTGTATCGTCGTGCCTGTCAGCGTCACATCGTTGACTTCATCCTTAAACGCATCCGGCACGTTCTCAACGGTGATGTCCTTGCCGAACAACACACCGAGTAGGCCAGACACGGTCCGACCCATCGCTGGATAGTAAAGCGCACGCGCACGATACCCGAGGTAAGGAAGCTCACGCCATGACTTCTGCCCCTCGAGCATTGGAAGATACGCCGTATGCTTGTTCTTCACAGCGTCGGAACCTGCGAACGCATCGCGGCACCGGTCCCACTGCGGCCTGGCGTCTTTATACGAGGGGTGCTGTGAGTCTACAGGAATATGACTACCCTCGATCCTTGCGGCGCCGCTGTCCAGTTGCACGGTTGTTGCGCCACGCACGAAACTCTATGTGACCCTTGCGAATGCGAAAGTCAAACGTATGCACGAGACCGCAATCACAACAAGCCAGACGCCATCCTTTACGCACGGGCTGCACCCATTCACCTTCCGCCGGCTCTGGATAACTCCGCGTCATCTCTTCTCGAACTCCAGCACGAGAATCTCGTGCACCTTTGCATCTTCCGCGATGTCCATGCCGTAAAGATGATCGGCACTAAGATTCTGTGCTGGAAGCCCGGTGCTCATTGGCTGATTCTGCTGTCGCACCCACATCTCAAGCTCGCGCTTGTCACGCGGCGAAATGCGAGCCTTGATCGGCTTGTGTCCAGACATGCGTGCGTCGTTCGCCGCAGTAAGAATGCGTCGAGCAATGGGCATCATGCTCCGAACCCCGCTAATGTAATCATCTGCATAACTGGCTGTCGCAATTGTTCTACTGCGTAACGAAGAGAATCAATCATGTGATTCTTCTTATCTTCCAAGATCGGCGTCACCATGCCCGTTAACTTGTCGACCTTGTATGAATACATTGTCAATTCGTCGATCATGTGAGTGCATCGAGGATGAACGATAATGTCGTAGTTCTGAAGGAAGATGACTCCCTCTTTTACACTATCTTTGCCCTTGGTTGCAGACTTGATGCGAGGAAAGCCGTTGCGTTGCAGATAGCTGATCGTCTCAGGGCGTGCCGAATCAGCAATGATCGGCCAGACGCGTGCTCCAGGCACCACGTCAAACAGCTGTGGAAGATGATCAATTTCTACGCCGATGCGATATGCCTCATAATCGACATACAACTTCCGTCCGTCAAGCCGACAGCGCACGAGGGTCGATGGATCGATGCTGTAACCCCAGTCTGCGCCGTAATAGTAGACAGCATCAGTCGGCGAGTCGAACTCGTCGATCGTCCAGTTCTTAAAGACGCGTGACTCGCTGTGCTTCTCGTATTCACCCATCCAAACATGCGCATACTTGTCAGGATCGCGCCGCTTGTCCCACTCGATTTCTTTGAGCAGGTCGGGCATTACGTATGGGTTGTCGCGATAGCTTGAACGCACAAGCACCGAGTCCGGGGGTGGACTCCAGGCTCCTTTATGCTCAGCGTTGCCGCGAAAGAAATCGTCTACCGGGTCGGTAGGAAAGCGGGGATTCCACGAGCACCAAATTTCGGTGCCAGGCTTGCGGAACATTGTCGGGCGAAGCAAGTCGAGTGAACGCTGAGACAACGTCTGCGCTTCTTCAACCCACGCGCGGTCAAATCCTTCCAACGATTTGATCGAATCCGCGGTATGGTTCTGCATCCCGATGAAGATTACAAGACCATTGCCGGGCGTCTGGATTTCGTTGTTCAACACGCGAAATCCTTCGCGCTCACCGAGGTTGTATGTGCGTAGCTTGTCTTCGATGAGAAGCTTGACGGACTGCCCAAGGGTGCGCTGCACTTCACGAATGCAAACGAACCGAAGCCCACGATGTCGAATGCACTCGTCGATAAGCAAGTCGCCAAGGGCGTGCGACTTCGCACCTCCACGGCCACCGTAAAGACCTTTATAGCGACTAGGTTGAAGCAGCGGCTCAAAAACTTCTGGAAGTGGAATTTCAACAGTGCGCGCCACCTTTAATCTCTAATGCGTCGCGTAAGATTCTGAGTCTATCGGCTCATCGAACGTTTCTTCCTCTGCTTTCGCACGCACAATGACTCGCCGAACTTCTGTGACCATCTCAATCGGTCCACCGCTCGCGCCTGCCAGTCGCATCACAACTTTGCCATGCGCACGTTCCCAAATCATGGTCTCGACGGAGGATGGAAGCGAGTCGGTCAACACACGACGCAGGATGCTCTCTCGGTATTGCTTGCTGGCGAGCACGCCCTTGCAGAACTCTTCATCCGCAACGGCGAGAAGTTCATGCTCGAAGTAGTCCGCAGCTGGGAGAGCAGGTTCGGTGAACTTCGAGTCGAGGAACTCGGCCATGTTCTTGACCTTCTCAGACTTGTCCACGGCGCGGAACATTAAGGCATCGGGCCTCCAGCTGTCTAGCACGCAGAGTCTAAAAAGGTGTATAATCACGCGAAAATCGGCCAAAAACCGCGCGACAAACTTTTTTTACGACGCACGCAGATTTCGCTTTACAACGCTAAAAAGATTGCCTATACTGGTTCCTGTTGAAACAATTCGTAACAAGAGGTTGGCGATGAAAGAATTTACTAACCCGCACACCTACGGCAAGGGCACGCGCTTGTCCTCCGCCTACACACACGGCCGCGACGGACACCCATGCCCCGCGTATTGCACGGAAAAAACCAGCACGGCGTATCGCGCATGGAAACGCGGCCACGACGAATGGGCATCTGAGCACCGAGCCGCCGTCACCCGTCCACCGTTCCCGGCTCCAGAGCCGTTCTGCGATGCCTGCAAGCAGCACCGTCCGTGCTCGTGCGACCAGATGGCTCTCGACAAGTGCCTCGGCTCTTGCGAATAACCGGAGAACATCATGCCATACAAAACAGTGAACGGACGGCGTAGACAGCGGGCCAAAGGTGCCACCAACGGCATACAGTATCTTGTCGCTATGGAGGGCACACGCCTCACTTTCGAGTGCAAGGCGGCAGGACATCGAATGACGAAGGACTACGGCAAAGGTCCGAAATCGCGTCAGTGGGGCGAAACGATGCTCAAGAAGATGGCTCCCTACTGGGGTCTGGGCTTGCAGTCCAACGGCACGCGCGGACACTGCTACGGCTGGTGCCAGAAGTGCCAAAACGAAGCAGACCGAGGAGAATAAAATGGACCCAAACGCCAACCTGCAAGAACAAGAAGCCATCCTCGCACGCTGGAGAACTCCTCGGGGCTGCATCGGGCGTGACAACACCCGACTCGCAGAACTCCGCATCGCGCTAGCCGAGTGGCTGCAGGCTGGAGGCTTCGCGCCTGACTGGTCCAAGGCTCCCAAGGCAGCGCACTACTTCATCAACGACCATGACAGCGCGCGACGCATCCGGCGGAAGGCAACGATTGGTGTAGACTGGAGCAAGCGATGAGAAAAGTTATCAGTGGCGGGCAGACCGGTGCAGACCAAGGGGCACTCGTTGGTGCGCGGCAGGCCGGCCTCGAGACCGGCGGCTGGATGCCTAAAGGCTTCCGCACTGAGTTCGGTCCACGCCCATGGTTGGCCGAAGTCTACGGCCTGCAAGCGCACCCCTCAGAAGATTATCCGCCACGCACGCGGCAGAACGTCAAAGATGCCGATGGCACAGTCTGGGTCGGAGCCACCGACGACGGGCGCGGCTTTACATGCACGTTGAAGGCAGTCGAGAAGTTCAATAAGCCGTTTCTTAACGACCCTGACCCGATCACGCTGCGACAGTGGGCAGAGCATTATCACATTGAAGTGCTGAACGTTGCAGGCCCGCGTGCATCGCATGACAGGCAGGCCCATAAGCGAGCCGCCATGTTGATTATCGAAGCATTCGCCCCATCGATGGGCACAGGAGACAGACGATGACCACCAACAAGATTCTCGACAAGCTCGCCAAGCTGAAGGCCGCCGCCGTAGGCGAAGCGGCCATCGGCAACCAAGCCGCTGCGGATGCTTTCGCACAGATGATCAACACGCTACTCTTGCGGCATGAGTTGAGCGAGGCCGACATCCCACTCGCTCAGCAGCGCGTCGATGACCCGATCATCGAAGACATCTTCAAGCCGCGAGAGCACGGCCTGAAGTTCGTGCGTAACCGCGTGGGCTGGCAGGAGATACTCGCAAGCATCGTTGCGCAAGCACACCTGTGCAAGATTCTCGTACATCCGGGTTGCAACTATGTCACGTTCGTCGGTACGAAGAGTCATGTGGCCATCGCGGAGCATGCGTTCGGGGTGCTCGCGGGAGCAGCAGACCGCATGAGCGTGCAGGCTCGAGACGACTACTGGCGTCAGCATCGCAATGACCCGGACTTCCAGAGCGGCAACTACCGCGCCGCGTGGCTCCGAGGGTTTATCTCACGCATCAGCGAACGGTTCGATGAAGTCCGGCGGCGCGAAGTGGCCGATGCCCCTATCGGCGCAAGCACCGCGCTCGTCAGGCTAAACCAGACGCTCGTGCGTGTTGACCAATACCTGAAGGACAAGAAAACGAGCAAAGCATCCGCAGTGCGCATCGGCTCTGGCAGCATGCAAGGTGTGCGCGACGGACGCCGTGCTGCTGACAACATGAAGATCGGGCAGAGGGCCGTCAATGCTGGCAGCTCGTCGAAACTGATTGGAGGCTAACAATGAAACCCTATACACTATTCCTCATTGCGATTGTCGGAATCAGCGCATGCGCCAGTCCGACCGCGCCGACAGTTCAGACATCTGTCTGCACTGGATTCAAGGATGGCATTCGTCCGGACGGTTACGAGACGATGACCTGGGCGGAACAGTCCAAGTATGTTGTGAAAATCCCGATTCGCAGCAGTCATGGAGTGACGACAACGGCAAGGCGGACGACTCCAGCAACGCTCAATGAACGCAATCAGAACTGTGCAGGAGCACACGAGGACATCCCGTGATTCGCTTCCCGTTCTACCGTAAGCGACGAGGCTACTTCATAGAGTCTCGCTGGTTCTACATTCGGTTCTATCCACCGACGCTACCACGCTGGACGTTCTGGTGGAAGAGGAAAATCATGATTCAACCATCGGCGCGAAAGGGTATCAGCCATCAAGCTACTGGTGCATCTTCGTTGGCTACGGTAGTTGTTCGGGCTGCGACACCTTCGAGGCAATCGGTGGCTACCGAAATCTACACGGGCTCGATGGTGAACCCAGTGATGATGCAACTGAATACTGGACGCTGATGCTCCACATGGTGCAGAAGATGAAGGCGATCGGCGGCTGGGAAGAGGCCGTATAGTCCTACGCCGATGAATCCTAAGCGCAGCATCACCTACGTGATGACGCCAGGTGCCGTCGATCGGGAATTGCGCAAGGCGCGACCTAGTGAGCGTATGCGCACGATACTGAACCTGCGTGCCACAAATGCCTCGGTGGTGGCTCGAGCGATTGGGGTGAGCATTCCGAAGATGTGTCGCATCGCGTATCGAGGGCAACAGCCCACGTATCGAGAGGCGCTGAAGATAGCGGACTTCCTCCGCGCACCGGTTGACGTGTTGTTCAGTGGCAAGGCCGCATCGAGGCATTATCTCGACATCGAAATACCTGAGGAGTGGAAGTGAAGATCACAACGCATCGATGCGACTTCTGTGGCAGCAAGGTCCCGGCGCGGCAGCCGATGGCGCAGCTGATCGTGCCGCTGAGTGAAGAGGATGCACAGCTGCGACGGCGCATCGAGGGAGCGGCGGGTCGTAAGGATACCGACGACCTTTGGGACATGATGTTCCGTGGCAGACCGCGCGAGGCTCCCAGCACGACCTTCGACATGTGCCTAGACTGCGCGAAGGGCATCCTGCTAGCTCGCCTTGCACGCAAGGCCCTGGAGGAATAAGAAATGTGTAATCGAGATGAAGTTTATGCGACGGCGAACAAAATCATGCTCGCAATGCTACAACTAGGTGTCCCTCGCAATGAGAACACTGCCATTGCACTGCGAGTGCTCGCTCGTGGTGCCGTCGATGACAGGATGTTCCAAAGTGAAAAGAATCTCGCTGCTGAAATCGATTTTCAGCTTGCGGAGATGGAACGCAAATCATGATGGAGAGGCCCGATGCCAGGGCGGAGCGGCCCCAGGAACGGCGTTCGGCAGGCCGGTGCTAGGCAGGCATGAGACGGGGATTGGACGGCGAATTGGGCCTGTTTCCGGGCTGAAGATTCCGCTTTACAAAGTTTTTAGGCCACATTATACTGTTTCCAAAGTCAGCAAACAGGAGATGACAATGGACTACAGACTGAACGACGCCGATGTTTATGACCTTCTCGAGTTCGCCTCTGTGTGGGCGAGCCTCGGTGATGCCGTGCAAGAGCAGGTAGAGGCGGTGCTCAATGACATCGACTCGGCGGAAGATCAGAACCCGAACGCGCTGCGGCTCGCAGCCAGACAGCTGCGCGGCTTTAACGAGGAGATCGATCAGGTGCTCAAGGATGCCATCGCTCGCTGCGAGAACGAGCCGGAAGAGGCGCAGTCATGAAGCTCGCCGTTACGATGGGGCAGGCATATCACGAGTCGCTACCGCGCGAACTACGCGCGCTGGGCGGCCGGGTCTCGAGGGTTGAGCGCGAAGCTACCGAGGTGACTGTCTACGCCTCGTTCGCAAAGCTCGATGCACGGGCAGTGCAGAACAAGCTGTGGGCCGTGTGGCCCGCATGCTGGATTCAGGTTAGAGAACTATTCGGCAAAGGAGACCGCATGACTCCCCTCGTAGGCCCGACGGCTGACGACGTGCTCGGCAGGACGTATCGGTTCAAGCAGTCCGATGGCTACACCATCACCGGGGTGCACGACGTGCAGGCCGTCGCCTACGACCCGGAGCGCGGCATCAAGCTGGTAGGCGTGGGCTTCGAGCCCGCCTGGGTAGACTTCTTCACATGGCGTCGCCTGCACGATGCGGGCATCTTGGAGGATTGCTGATGACCTATTACGACGACGTGCAAACGGTGATGCGCAGACTGCCAGTGCTCGAGGCTCGAGACGAGCCGCTGATTCGGGCAGAGGCAGAGCAGCTGTTGCGAAGGCAGTGGACAGTCAACGATGTGGTGACTTACTTGCACTTGCTCGAGGAAGTCTCGCCGGACCTGGACGAAGAGACAGCCTTGCGCCGCATGTCACTGATCGAGGCTCGGTATGCAGGGAGGAAACGATGAACTACTATCTAACGATGCTGATGAAGAGTGGTGCGGTCGTCCAGCATGGGTGGATGATGGCCGAAACCGACAATGAACTGGTGGTCTACGCACGCAATATGGGTTACGGCATCGACCTGACCTATCTGGGTGAGGCCGACATGTCTAGTGAGACGCCACGCATCGTGCCGGGCACGGAGTCCGAGATGGCGCGCAGGCCTGCTCGGGATGGAGGGCTGAGATGAAACCCAAGGAGTTCATCGTACGCCTCTGGGTCGACGTGCACGTTACGGCAAAGACGATGGCTGAGGCGAAAGACTACGCCAAGTCGAGACAGGTCCAAGTCGAAGTTACAGGCGCTGAAATCTACGACTGGCAAGTCGGCGATGCATGGGAAAGCAATCCATCATGAAGATCACCGCCACGGCCCGACCGTTCATCCTGGAGTTCACTGCTTCAGGGAACATCTATCCCATCACGAGCGAAGAGGCTCAAAACCTGCTCGATGCCTATCCCGCCGTGCACGTCTCGAGCAACGTCGTCGTGTTGCAGGGGCATAACACTGCTGATGCCATGCAGCGCTGCATCCTGAGGCCTGCTACGCACGGCGGCGGGCCTGCCTTCGTCATCACTATCGAAGTGAAGGAGAGCTAAGATGACACCGCTCGATCGCTACGACCTAGCACTCTCAGCATGGGCGAAGGCCGATGGCATGGCCTTCGCCGGCTTCATCATGATTAACATCAGGCTGAAAGACGGGAGCTTCGAGCCAGACGACATCGGTCAACATTACGACGAACTGCATGCAGCATGCAGGCTCGCGACGCTGGCCGCAGACCTATATGTGCTCGCATGTGAACTCAGGGAGCAGGTATCGTGGGACGATCTGCGAGGCTACAACGCGGCCGCGCATATACGGCCGTAAGCGTCAGTCTCGTCTACGCCGGCGTTGCTGTTCCCAGAAGCGTTGCACGCGAACCTTCTGATACTCAATGCCGAACATCGTGCCAAGGACGAACGAGCCGCCTGCGATAGCTATCGCACTGAGGAACAATCCCCAATCCATCACGTCCTCCCTATCCACGTCCAATCTACCGGGGCTCAATGCGACGATGGTACTCGTCCAGCGCCATCCGGAACGCTGCGGAGGCATTCTGCGACCGCAGCAAATCGGTGTTCCGCAGTAGTACCGCTTGCCACGCCAGCGCCGTTACGAACGCCTTCAGGTCCGGCAACGGGAGCGGCGGAGCCGAAGCCAATCGGCGCGCCCGGTCTGCGGCCACCACGCATGGTGCGTGTTGATCACACGCGTAGATAGGCTGCGGAAACTTATCCGGGTAGCACACCCATGTCGCCGGTTGTCCGCACAACGTTGCAGACCCCCATTCGCACGTCGGTACACCGTCCATGTCGCTGGGATAGTCGCTCACAGGCTCAGCTCCATCTGTCCGGCTGGGGCGCAGTAGCGTGGGTCAATGGGCTTCACGCTTTTCTCCTGGCGACTAATACATCCGCGCGAATCAGCATAGGGGCATGCTCGAGGACTCGTAGATGCAAGCCAACTGCATTGTCTCGCACTCGGAATGATCGCAAGATAAGTTGTGGATCAGGCAGCGGTAACTCTCCGCTATGCGTATAGCTTTCTGTCAGGATGCGATGTGCTATCGAGCCTCCAGCGCTCTTGAGAACCATGTCGGCAACCTGGGGCAGTCCATTCAATGCATCATGGTCCAGAGCGACCCATAAGATCGTCACATCTTGAACATCGTGTGTCAGCGGGGCCAACTCTACGCCCGCTGCTTCCAACCTGCGCACGATCTCTCGCGCTACGCCTAACGCAATCTGTTCTGTGTCCATTCAGTCTTTCCCCAACTGTGTTTTACGTATGTTCTCCAACCGTTCTAGCTCTGCATAGTCTACCGACTCACCTACCTTGCTGAAAGGGACAGGGGCATGCGGATCGAAGCCGCTTGACGATTCGAGTTGCCAAAGCCTATCAACTTCCGCCAACGGCTTACCGATTCGAAGCCGCAAGTGTCGAGCCTGCAACGCTGTTACTGTGTCGTCCATCATCGACCTTCTTTCTTGATCAAGCTTCCGCGCATCGTATAGATTCTTGTAATAACGAGTGGCCCAATCCCAATACTTATCATCCATGTGTTACCTCCAGAAGTGCACGCGCGTGGCGTAGATGTGCAGAGCAAGAATGGCGAACGCAATGCCGAGAAGTTCGGCGATTACTCGAGGCCAGGACCACTGCTCGAGGGTATCGACGGCTTGATACAAGCCTCGATAGGTGATCAAACAAGCCCACACAGCAAGCATCCACCCGATCTTGCCCATTTGTAAAGCCTCCTTAGTTAGGCCGCATAAACACTGGGGATTCCGATGGTCGGTTGCGAAAAGCCCGCATAAAAGGCCTGGGTAACGCTTGGTAACCGACTTGGGTAACAGAGTGATGCCCAGGAATGTTCACGTGTTTCCTATAGTTACCTTAGTTACCTTGTTACCCTTAGTTGGTATGGGGAATATTCTCGCATGCTGTATGCTCTCCGTGGGGACATACGGTTACGGAGGTAACACGGTTACATTTGAGTTTTTATTAGCCTTTCTTGCGAACCGTGTTTCCGCTGTTACCGTAGTCCCTCCCTGCCCTAGCCTCAAGTCCCTCCAACCTTCGCCATTCCTTTGCCTCCAACCGTTCAAACTCAAGGTAACAACGGTAACAAGGTAACAACCCAACCCAACCCCCAACAACGGTAACACGGTAACTACGGTAACAGCCTCCCCCACTCTATACATTATTAAAAGCATCCTCGATCTGGTCCGCAAACTTCACGAGCACCTCCGCCAGACGGCGCGCTTGGCTCGGTGAGAGCACGATGTAACCAACTCCCTTCAAGCCGGGGCAGTTGATGACGATTTCCTTCTCGTTCGCGCTAACATCTATCTTATCCATGCACGTAATCCTTCCACGCCCTCTGCAACTTCTCCTTCGCCGCAGCAGTCGTCAACTTGTCGAGGCACGCGATGGTCAATCCGGTCCCCTCGAAGATTTGCTCGCGAATGTCGCTCCACAAGCAGCCCCACAACCATCCACCATCACAGTAGAGCGCGTTTTGTATCTCAACACACAGCAGACAGTGCTTGTAGGCGTAGATTTTCCCCTCGTATTTCTGCACCACGCGCTGATACCGCTCACCGACCTGGATCACCTGATGGCACTCGTAACACTCGTGCACCTTCCGAGCCGTGAGCACCGACGTCGCTGTGAAGCCGGTATCATCGTCATCATCGAAGCCGCCATACAAGCATGCACACTCATCCATCACAGTCCCCGCAATCAAAACGGCGCCTTCTCTACCCTCGGGTCATAGGCCCCGGTCTCGACGTCCTCAACCTCACCTAGCTCCTCGAGCTTCGAAGGGTCAGTCTGCACGTAACCGACCTTGACCGTCTCACCTGTTGCCCGAACCCTTGTGCGTGTGAACCCGATCTTCTGCATGATCTCGGATATGCGTAGCGCACCGGCGCGGTCTCGCCTCTCGATAGGCACACCGAGCGCAGTCCACAGGTCGTCCGTAATGACTCGCAACTTATCATCTCCACTACGCTCAGTATTCGCAACGACGTCCCGTATGATTTGCTCCCACGGCTCCATGATCTGTCGAGCATCCTGTCGAGCAGCCGCGTCGGGCCACAACTCTTCGTCTAACCTCGTAGGCTCACCGGCATGCTCTCGCACCGTGGCCTCGGCCCACAGCTGGTCTCGGTTCGCTTCGATCCATGGTAAGTCGAACCTCGTGATGCGCAGCGGCCACCATCGACGACCGCCCGTCGGGTCAGCGAGGTAGTTGTCAAGGTTCGTCGTCCCGATGAGGATGAACTGGCGTTGACGCTCCACAGGGAAGCGGCCGTAGGCCATCCGCGCTGGGCCATCGACCTGTCGAGAGAGCATCGCCTTCAGCTGCTCCTGCTCCGCCTTGCGCTTGCCTGCTAGCTCGGACACCTCGATGATCCACTTGCCCAGCGTGCGCTCGATGATTTGCTTGCTATCGACGGTGAGCGGCAGGTCGTCACTGAACCACTCGGGCACCGGGCACAGCATGCGTGCGGCTGACGACTTGCCGATGCCTTGTGGACTCTCCCACACGATCATCTCGTCATACTTGCAGCCCGGGTGATAGACGCGACGCACCGCGGCGATGAGCAGGATGGCGCTGACAGCCCTCGTATAGCGGTCGTCGGTGGCACCGGCGCACTCGATCAACCACTCGTCCAGGCGACGCACACCGTCCCAGGTTAGGGCGTTCAGGTAGTCCTTCACCGGGTGGAAGGCGTTCAGCCACGCCAGGTGCCGTAGCTTCTGGGTGAAGAAGTCGTAGGGAGGCATGAAACGGTATTCGGTGTCGACTTGGAAGTAGATGTGCTCGACGATCTTGTCATCCATCGGGATGGTGATCGGTATTGCGGAATTGTTGTCGGTGACCAGCATCTTGTCGCTGAACTGGTTGTAGGTCAGCTCGTAGTTCAGAAGCTCGACGGCCCGGCGGATGTTCTCTTGGTTCTTAGGGACGATCTTGCCGTCCTTGTCGCGCACGAAGTCCGCATCACGCCCGAGCCACTCAGCGATACGACTGACGACTGCGCGTCCGTTCGTGCCGATGATCTTGGCAAGGGTAGGACCGCCCTTCACCTTCTTACTATCGACGGCGAGACTGTTGCGTGTGCTGATGATGACGCGACGCACGTCATCGACTTCGGTGTTATGGCACACCTTGCTGATGGCCGCGCCCATCCGCTCGAGGTCCGTGTCATCGACACCTAGACGCAGGAGGAAGCCGGCCCAGGCGAGGCGAGGTTCGTGTCCGAAGCCGTGCATG